AGCCAGGGCCTGCTAAGTCATTGAAATCGTTGGGCTTTTGGGGCCCCTCCAAAAAAGCGTTTGTTTTCAAAGAGTTAGGTGGGGCTGGCCTTTACACCAGCCCCAAGCCTTTGTCAAGTCTTATTCGTTAGCTACCGGAGGCCATTGCATCGAACGCGGTTCGGCGAAACCGAAATCACCCATGTTGATCAGGCGTGTATCGTCAACGCCCAGAGCGTCGTTGAAAACCTTAATCGCGTTGTCCAGCGAGGCTTGGACCTCTTCCAGCGTCGGAACCTTGTTCACGCCGAAATCGGCCACGATATTGCCTTGCTGGCCTTCACCGTCATTCGCGCTATCGCTAATGAGGTTGTATTTGGCCGAAATGATAACGCCGAGTTGTTCACGCATTTTGTCTCTCCAATGGGCTTGCTTGCCCGGTGATGGCTTATAATAGCAGTTTTCTTGGCTATGTCTAATCACGTATTGTTACAGCGTAAGTCATTGATTTCGCTAGCAAATTTCGGGGGGCCCCAAATCCTCAATGAAATCAAGGACTTAGGGCGGAGCGAGTGACTGTGGCTTTTACACCACAGTCAAGCACTTTTTAGGCCGCGAAGGCGTCCCGGATGGCCTGAAGCGCGGGCTTCGGGGCCTTATCCAGACCGTCGAGATTGCCCTCGACAAACTTGGCGATCTCCGCAACCAGAAGTTCTTTACGCTCAACCGGCTCGCCGGTCTTCGTAACAGCGACCTTCTTCTGATACGGCAGCTTCATGGAGTTGATCTTCGCGATCACCATGCGGCCGGTGAAGGCCGGACCGAATTCACCCGCGAGGCGATTGGCCACGGCCTGATTAAGGACGGGTTCGTCGCGAATGGCTTGTTCCATTGCGGCGGTATACTTGGAGGTCGGTTGCTTAGCCATGGTATTTTCCTTTTTGAGTGGGCGGCCCATCCGCCCGATTTGTCTAATGTAGTTCTTTTGACTTAGGAAGTCAACACCTATTTCGAGTGATACTCGATAAATTCCCGAGCGATTTTGACTTCTTCATCCCAGCCCGCGCGGATTTTCTCACGCAGAGCGAGATCAGCCGCCGGATAGTCAGTGTCAACGCAGGCGAGATAGCCGAGCGCAGCGGCGAGGTGGGCTTCCCAGATCGGGATGCGGGCTTCGTTAGGCATTTGTGTCGTTCCTTGTTCTTGACCTTCATAATGTAGGCTTTTGGGGTGATTTTGTAAAGTTACAAATTTGTAATGTTATGCTGGGTTGACAAAGCCTTGGCGTTGTGCTAAAGAGCCAGGGGGCCTAAGTCATTGATTTCATTGGATTTTTGGGCCCCTCCAAAAAAGCGTTATAATTCAAGGAGTTAGCTGGGATTGGCCTTTACACCAATCCCAGGCCGGTGTCAAGCATTTTTCCGTGCGTAAGCAAAGAAAAATCCTTTTTCATCGTCAGTCATTTCTGACGGCTTCTTCTCCATAAGGCTGTCAAAAACCTTACCTTCCATTTCCGCGATTGCTTCGCGACGGCGACGCTCGTTATCTTGTTGCACGTGCTCGTGCCACCATCCGTCAAGTGCCGGATTTTCTGCAAAATCGTAGCCCATACGGGTCAGGCTACGACAGGCACTGCAAAGCAGCTCCTCCAGCTCACAGATGGTTTTGTCTTCCGCGTCGTCTTCGTAATAGTCAGTTCTGCAGGGCATTAGTTCCACCTTCTAGGAAGGACACAACTCGACAAAGCCGAGTCGTAGTCGTTTTGAATGAATTGGCCGCCCGATTGTTCGCAGCGGTCACGCTTGCTAGTGTTATTACATTGTGACAGAAATGTCGCAAGAATGAGTAGGATAATAGCGATTACGAGTCTCGCCGCAATCGCTAGCCAGCTATCGTCCCTCATTTCGTTTCCTTAGTGAAGGCCAGAACGCCGCTTGCCAGCCCAACCCAAGCGGCAATGCAAAACATCCAGAATGAGTCCGCCTGATAGGAGGCAACCACGATAAGCGGCGTAAACGCCAGCCCGATGAACCCGATGATTTTAGTCATAGCCAAGCACCTCATTGACAGCGACAACACCGCCCATGTGGGCAGCCTCGCGCACTTGTTCCATACGTTGTTCCGACGCTTGCTCGCGTGAAACGGTTGAAGTCAGACCGGCATCCGTGCCCTTACGGTACCATTGACGGTCCGTCAGGCCGAGGCTTTCGCCCTGCGCGACGGTTTGGATTTTGCCGCCCTTGGCGAGGAAGGCGGCGATCAGGTCGTCTGTGTTCGTTTTCATAAGTTAAATATAGGCCCTCTCTAGCCTTTACGCAAGGTCTTTTTCATTACAAATTTGTAATGTTGCACGTGGTTGACACGCTTCTGATTTCATGCTAAAATCGGCGCGACTTATCGTTTTTCGATAAGTCTGTAAGTGCCTGAAATTGCCCAACAATTTCAGGGGGCCCCAAAAATCTAACGATTTCAAGGGCTTAGCTGTCAAGTGATTTCCTTCATCAGATTTTCAATGTGACGCAGGGTCACGATAACGTCGGTTTCATTAATGAAGCGGTTGTGGTTGTCCGCCTCATATTCAAATGCATAAGCAAACGCCGCCCCTAACGTTTCGCCTGCAAAGCAGCCGCGCCCCCAATTCAGGAGAAACACCATAAGGTTGAATTGGTTCAACTCAGGAACCACGCGATAAGGCATGACGTGCATTAGAAATTCACCAGAAGATAAAGGGAGAAAGCCAGAAGGCCTAGAGCGATCAGGCTGGACGGATTGAAGATTGCGCGAATGATTCTCATGCGCGACGCTCCCAGACGATTTCGTCGGTGGCAACGCTGTAAACAACGTTGATATGTGAGGGCATAGCATCTTGCATCATGCCCATGAAATAATCAGCGGACCGCTTGGCACCGTGCTTATTGAAATAATAGAAGACCATTAGAGGACCATCCCGATAAAGCGGACGATCATGCCGTTAACTTCCCCGTAGAGGGCGTTACCGATGCGGACGATTTTCTCTTGCGTTTCCATTCTTAGAATATAGTCCTTCGCAACGCCTTTTGCAAGGCCTTTTTCATTACAAATTTGTAATGTTGCACGGTATTGACAGGCTGCGCCTGATACTGTAAAATCGGCGCGAATTTTGAGGCTCTGTGTAAGTCCTTGATATATAAGGCTTTTTTGGAGGGGCCCCAAAAACCCAACGATTTCAAGGGCTTAGCTTTGTCAAGCTATAAACATCCAGACAAAAGAAATGATCATCATAATGAAGCTAATAATCCACACGGCGATAAGCGTCCACAAAGCTATAATAGCAGCTTTTTCCATTACATTTTCCTTAGAATAAAGATGAAGGCGATGCCGAAGATGATTGCCGCTAGGATACGCATTAACTATTCCAGAGATACACGTGCTCGAGGCACAGGAAAGCGACATAATAGGCTTGGGCTAAAGCAAGGTGAATGATCTCAAACATTGCTGAGTTTCTCCATTTGAAAAGTAAAGCCAAGATCCCAGAGGTTCGCGCTCACTTCATCTTTAACATACCAGAAACCATCGCGATAGGGGTTATCCTTAATGGATTTACCCTTTTTGGCGGCGTGGATGCCTTCCATGAATGCGGGATTAGCCATTAGCTTTTCTTTCCGAAAGCGCTGTTGATCCTGTTGAGTGCGTGTTGGATTGCTTCTTCCGCTGTCGGGGCTTTAGCCATGTGGTCGTAAAAGCCGTGGCGGCGGTAGTAGGCTTCTTGGTGGCTCATCTGCGTTTTCATTCCTATATAATACCAGAACCCATGTGAATGTCCAATCACATAATGTTACAGTGTAAGTCATTGATATTGTTCAGCTTTTGGGGCCCCCCGCTTTTTGCGTTATAATTTAAGGGGTTACCTCAAAGCGCAAGATCGAGCATTCCTCAACCTCACCCCACGTATTGGTCTGGATGGATACCAAACCAAACGGGGTGTGGTATTGCGTGACCTGTTCACCTCCACCAGTGGAATACATGCCAGAGGCAGTCACACCTTTCGTCAGCGCGGCTGCGCGGGCGGCGGAGATAACGTCGGCGTGAGTGGCGTAGGGCATGATCTTCTCTCTTCTGTTGCCACTATTATATCAGAATTAGTCGGGCTGTCCAATCACATAATGTTACAGTGTAAGTCACTGATATTGCTAGGAAATTTGCGGGGGCCCCAAAAACCTAACGATTTCAAGGGCTTACCTGTTAGTTGCTGCTCCATTTGTCGAAGAAACCATCGCAGAAACAATCTGCCATATAGTCATCCTCAAACGGGAGGATGAAGGCACGATCAACGATCTTGCCGTCCTTAATCAAAGTGACGACAACCTCCTCAACGTGGCGAGCAGCCTGAAAGGCGTCCCGCGGATTCTTGCCGATATATTCACCGTCATCAACATCAAAGGTGAAGCCTTCGACGGAAGCAGCGATGAACATGGATTGAAGCGAGCACATAATGTTTTCTCTCTGTTTATGCCCCTATTATAACACCGTGATTGAGCTTGTGTGTGAATCTTTTGTGACAGTAAAAAGACTTGCCCATAGGGGGGTTTCGAGACATGGATTTTGACACAAACGCCTGCACCCCACCGCACGCGGTATACTCTATTAAAATTCCTAACTTAGGTGTCAAGTATATCAAACCCCGGCACAATTGTCAAGAACTTTTCTTCCTACCGACGAAAATTTAGACCTTGACAAGATGCCCCAAACCGACTATAATTCGAGTTATGCTTACAAGAATTTCCCCAGAAGGCTACGATATTGCAAATGCGTGGCTGCAGTATGGCACGATTGCCGAAACAGCCCTTGCCCTGCAAGTTCCTGAAAGTTCGGTTGTCACCGCACTAAAGGAGCCTACGATTAAAACCTATCTTGATAGTGTCTATCTTGATATGGGCTATCGCAACCGCAATAAACTTGGTGCCCTACTGGACAAGATCATCGACCTTAAAATCCAAGAAGCCGAAGACTCAGAAATGTGGACTAGCAAGGATATTATTGATCTGATTACGCTAGCTCACAAGATGCGTATGGATGAAATTAAGGCTACAACTAATACTAGCACCACCGTCAACGTTGCAAACTTTAATGAAGGCAGCAATTATGGCAAGCTCATGGAGAAACTAATTAATGGATGATAATAAACCCTTTAAATTCGTAGAGGCACCAGCCGTGCCTCTAACCGCAGACGAAATCAATGCTGCACAAATTGCCGCCGCGAAAGCAGCCGGTAAGGAATATCAAGGTAAGGTATCAGACGGTAAGGACTAATGCAAGTCTGGGAAGCTCTGCGTAGCGAGCGCCGCCGAGACTTTGCCCTAGGTTCAGTAATTGGTGGCGGCCTGCTTATGACCGTACTAGTTTTCTTGATTACTTGGTTTTTACGCGATGCCAACGCAGTTTATATGTTTAACATCGCTGTTGGCGCGTTAATCAATATAGCAATAATTTTCACAGGCATACTAGGCCTACTAGTAAAGAGGAGACTATCGGTTTCAAGATCAGAGTTATCTGTTTCTGACTTCGACGAAAATGCAAATCAGCCGAGCGAACGTAACGAGCGACCAAATTCAGGAGAGCCTACCTAATGCTTTTCTGCGTCTGCCGATCACAAAATACTTAGAAGTAATTGGAGTAGTTCCAATTGCTCCACAGATAGCGCTGGTTAACGCGGTGAACCGATATAGATTCGTGTGCGCCGCGTTATCCAGACGTGTGGGAAAGACATATATTTCGAATATTATTGGCCAGGTAGTTGCTTTAGTACCTGGTTCTAACGTTCTGATTATGTCGCCTAACTACTCTTTGTCACAGATTTCCTGGGACTTGCAGCGCGAGCTCATTCGCAAGAATGGGCTAGAGGTCGTTGTAGACAACAAGAAAGACAAAGTAATCGAGCTATCAAATGGTTCTACGATTCGCATGGGTTCAATCAATCAGGTGGACTCATCGGTTGGGCGCTCGTACGATCTTATTATTTTCGACGAGGCCGCGCTAGTTGATGGCAAAGATGCCTTTGAGCGCGCACTTCGTCCAACCCTAGATAAACCAGGTTCACGAGCAATCTTCATCTCCACACCGCGTGGTAAGACTAACTGGTTTGCTGAGTACTATGAGCGCGGCTTCTCGGCCGATTTCCCAGAGTGGTGCTCCATTAAAGCGACTTATAAAGATAATCCTAGAATGAGCGAAAGTGATATTGAAGAGGCTCGCAAGGCGATGTCTCCAGCACTGTTTGCCCAAGAATACGAAGCTGACTTCAACACATATGAGGGTCAGATTTGGAACCTTCTAGACAAGCATATCATTGGTAACTCTGAGTGCACGATGACTATACCAGACCGCGAAGATATGGATATTATCGCTGGACTGGATATGGGATACAAAGATTCGACCGCGTACGTGATCGTTGGGTATGATTTTAAGCGTGAGCTATTCTTCATTCTAGACGAATATAAAGAAAACAAGCGTACAACGTCACAATATGCTGCTGCGATTACCGACGTAAATATGCTGTGGGACCCAGACTTCATCTTTATTGATGCTGCAGCGGCGCAGACAGCGGCCGACTTAGCTTATGACTATGATATTAACACTTCGAAGGCTAAGAAATCCAAGCTGGATGGTATTGGCTATGTGGCATCTCTAGTTGAGGGAGACAGGTTATATGTTAGCCCAGACTGCGTTGAGGTACTGAAATGCTTTGACGCTTATGCGTGGGACCCAAATCCGAACTTGATCACAGAGAAGCCTAAACACGATGATGCCTCTCACATGGCTGATGCACTGAGATACGCGCTGTATAGTCACGTAGTATCTATTGGAATAGGATAATGGGTAAGCCGAACAGACAGGCATATAGAAATAAGCTTAAATGGTGGTACGATTTGCGGCGCTATTTAGCCAGAAAGCTGAACGAAGGCGCGTAACCATACCGCGCGATTATAGTTCTTGACATTTACCCCCATACAGGATATAATCAAAAAATGAATACGAGCTTTAAGAGGGATAAAATCAAATATATCCGGGATAAAGCCAAGGGGCGGTATAAAAAAGGTCCGAACTGCGAGATTTGCAATACCACTGAAGAGCTAGAGTTCCACCACTATTATTCCCTGACTCCTTTGTTTAACAAATGGGTTAAGGATAATAAGTTGAATCTAGACTCAGAGGAGGCACTTCTTGAGGTTCGGGACCAGTTTATAGCTGAACACATGAACGAGCTATACGATGAAGCTGCGACGCTCTGTAAGACGCATCACGCAAAACTTCATTCCGTGTATGGAAAAGATCCTGCACTAGCTACGGCATTGAAACAAAAGCGCTGGGTTGGTATTCAGCAGGAGAAGTACGCTTCAAAAGGAAAATAAATGAGTGTACTCACAAAAACGCTAGATAGACTTAAAGATATTCTTGTTGAAGAAAAGCTTAACCCAATTCAACCCTATATGCGTGAGCCTATCGAGGCCCCATCTAGGGAGAATGTTACTTCTTATCAGCAATGCTACGAACGTATCGAGGTTGTAAGCCGCGCAGTCAATATGATTGTTGATGATGCGGCGCAGATCAGATACGTAGTTGGAGATGAGCCTACAGGTATTACACCTTTTGCAAAAGGTGTTAGAAAGGTTCAGCTAAACAGACTATTAAATAAAGAGCCTAACCCCTTCCAAGATATTAACTCGTTTAAGCGTGCTCTCCTATTAGACTTCGTTATTGATGGAAATATCTTTATTTACTGGGATGGTGCGCATCTATATCATATGCCAGCCTCTCGTATGTCTGTTGTTATGGACAAGCTAACATATGTTAGCCACTATACCTTTGATGGTAACTCTGAGAAGTTCAAACCAGAAGAAATTATCCACATTAAGGATAACAACTACCAGACAATTTATCGCGGAAGCTCACGGTTGAAGCCCGCACTATCAACAATGAACGCGATCCTGAACATGAAAAAGTTCCAGGATAATTTCTTTGTAAACGGTGCCACTCCCGGACTTATTCTGCGAACAGAAGAAAAGCTTAATGACCGACACAAAGCCAAGCTGCTTAATGAGTGGCAGAGCAAATACCGCCCTACTAGTGGTGGACACCGTCCAGTTATTCTTGACGGCGGACTAGATGTTAAAGCGATTAGCGAGGTAAACTTCCGAGAGCTGGAGTTCAAGGAATCTATCGCTAGCCACGAAGAATCTGTTCTAAAGGCGCTAGGTATTCCACCACTTCTATTAGATAGTGGTAATAATGCAAATATCAAACCTAATCACAGAATTTATTACCTAGAAACCGTACTTCCTATCATTGAAAAGATCACATCTGCCTTTGAGAGATTTTTCGGATTTGAGGTCTACGAGGATATTACATATATCCACGCGCTTCGCCCGGAACTTGCAGACGAAGCTGCGTATTATACCACTTTAGTAAATGGGGGAGTCATGTCGGCGGCGGAAGCCAGAGACAAGCTTGGTCTCCCAGTAAAAGCAGGCCATGACGACCTACGAATCCCAGCAAATATCGCTGGTAGCGCTGTAGACCCGAGCCAGGGAGGAAGACCTCCTAAAAAGGAAGAACAATGACACAGAGAACCGCCACAATTGATAAACTAGTGGTATATTTTAATGAGATAGGCCAAGTTTTAAAGCCACATGAGTATCGCCTTAGAACCGATACGCCAATTCGATACGCTAGAATCCGATCAATCTTCGGAAGCTGGAATCGCATGGAGAATATAGTGAGAAAACACAACGCTAGAAATGAGAAGCCAGCAGACTATGTACCAGCTACAGATGTAGACGAAGTACTAGCAGCAGCCTTCGCCGCGCAAGCTCCTAAAGCTTTAGCTACTGAGGAAGAAAAGGCCCCCGTGGCTACTCCGAAGCCTAAAGGTGACGTGAAGCCTGCTAAGGAGTAAGGAATGAAGAAATTCGGAAAAGACTCCGCGATGAAGAAATTCTGGTTAGATTCCAAAATTATCAATGTCGAAGAGGCTGATGATGAATTAACCATCAAAGGGTATGCGAGTACCAGTGATGTTGACAGGGCAGGAGATGTAATCCTACCTACTGCATGGACAGAAGAAGGTTTACGTAATTTCAAGAAGAATCCAGTTATTCTTTTTAACCATGATTACAATAAGCCAATTGGTCGTGCAAAGTCGCTTCAAGTAGACGGAAACGGTCTCCTACTTGAGGCTGTAATTAGCAAAAGCGCAGAGCAATACGATCTGATCAAAGAAGGTATTTTAAGTACATTCTCAGTTGGATTCCTTGTAAAAGACGCGGATTACAACCAAACTACCGATGGCTTCATTATTAAGTCAGCCGAACTACTAGAGACTTCAGTTGTGACGATTCCATGCAATCAAGACGCATGTTTTTCTCTCGCTAAGTCATTTAATAACCCAAAGGATTTCAAAGAGTTTTTAGCGAAAGAGTTAAAAATTGAGTCCACAAATAGTCAAGTTGCTGACGATGAAATTATTGTCTCTGACCCAGTAATTGACGAAGCAGGCCTTAATAGCGCCTTAGAGAGAAAAATTAATATGGAACCCGATCTAGAAAAGCTGGCAGAAGCTGCCGCTAAGAAAATGTTTGACGCAGCTGAAAAGGCTCGTGTAGCTGCTGAAGAAAAAGCGGCTGCTGAAGTTGCTGCTAAGAAAGCTGACGAAGAGCGCTCTGCTGCGATTGTAAAGTCGGCAACAGATGCTGTGCGTGAAGGCTTCGAAAAGAAGCTAGCTGAAAATAACGAGAACTGGGCAAAGACTATTGCTGAGTTCAAGACTACTTTTGAAGAAAAGTCTGCTGAATTCGCTGCAGAGCGTAACAGCAAGCGTGCATTCAATGACCGTGGCACAAGCAACGACGACTGGAAAAAGAACTACAAGGAAGAAATCGCTGACGCACTAATTATGAGTAAGATCGCTCGTAAGGGTTACGGCGATACAAACTACGGTAAGGACCTTATGGAAAAGGTCAATGCTCACTCAACAGTAGTTGTACCAAGTGCACTATTCGAAACTGAAGCATCGTCTACAATTGAACGTGATATTCAGAACGAGCTGGTTATTGCTCCTCTGTTCCGTGAAATTACAATGAATGCCGCAAACATGACAATTCCAGTCATGCCCGATGCTGGTTACGCTGAAATTACTTCGGCCCAAACAGCTTCGGGTACCTCGCCAAACGGTAACATGGACGTTCGTGGCGCTGCTTACGGCACTCCTTGGGGTGGTATCCCAATGACGGAAATCAACCTAACCACAATCAAGATGATTGCGCGTTCGTACCTAGGTAACGAAACAGAAGAAGATGCGATTATTCCTATCCTCCCTCTGATTCGCGAAAGCATGGTACGTGCACACGCACGTGGTGTTGATAACCTTCTACTAGCTGGTAACGACGCTGACGGTAACTATACTTCTGGCGCACGTGACGGTCTTATCGCTCTAGCTCGCACAAACAGCCGTATGGCTACAGCTGCTGGTGTTTCGACTGCTCTTACAGCATCGGCACTATTCAGCCTTCGTAAGCTGATGGGCAAGTACGGCATTAATCCTCGTGATGTTGTCTACATCGTAAGCCAGAAGGGCTACTACGAGCTAATCGAAGACGCTGAGTTCCAGGACGCCGACCTAGTTGGCAACATGGCTACAAAGCTTACCGGTGAAATCGGTATGGTCTACGGTTCGAAGGTTGTCATGAGTGACGAATTTGCCGCACCAGCTGCATCTAAGTTCCACGCTCTTGCTGTTAACCGTCGTAACTTCATCGTTCCACGTCTACGTGGAATGACAGTTGAAAGCGACTACGAAGTTTCTGACCAACGTCGTCTTCTGCTTTCGAGCCAACGTCTGGGCTTCAACGAGCTTATCGTTAACGCACCAGCTGTTACAGGCCTACGTTACGCAGCTTCTTAATAAAAATCGGGGAGGGGTCGCAAGACCTCTCCCTACTTTTGGGGTATACTCATGACAAATTTAATTACTTTGGCTGAGTACAAAGCCGCAAAGGGGATTGTAAAGACAGACCAAGATGCAATCATTGAAGGTCTAATTACTACTTGTAGTGCAATCGTAACAAAAATTGTTGAAAAGAACTTCTATGCTGCGGCAACTACAGTTACCGAAGTACTAGATGTAGACTATGATTCGGATACTATCTTTCTAGATAATTTTCCGATCAACTCGGTTACTAGCGTCACAGCTATCGATCCTGAAGAAAATGATAGTACCGTATTCTTCCCCGTTAGTGCCTCAACACAATACGCGGTGAATTTAGCTTATGGTAGTATCTCTAGAATTGATGGAATTAATTGGCCACAAGGTCGAGCAGCAGTAACAGTTATTTATTCCGTCGGTAGCGCACCAGTTTCCGTTCCAGCCGAACTGAAGCAGGTCACAGTTGATATTGTTACATATTATTTAAAGGAAGAGTGGAAAGAGTCTCGCACTATGATGGGCGCATCAATGCGGAATGAACCAATCTACAGCTCTTCTACCAAGTTCCCACCACACATACAACGCATTTTGGACCTTTATGGCGCAGGGTGACCTTAAGAAATTAATTGAAGGTATACAGAAAGACTTTCTAAAGACCACTACAGAAGCTCTTAGAAAGGTAAAAGATAAGCATAGACACGTTCTATCTATTTCAAAACAGTCCCTTATTTATGAAATAAGATTACAGCTGATGGATGTTAGAGCAGCTAAAGCTGAGAAAACTGACAACAAATCAGGGTTTCTGGGTCAGCCTTTGAAAAGGGCTTCAGGTATTAAAACCGGTAACAGCCGTATCCAAGCGCAACAAGCGCTTAGAGGCATTGTAGGAAATAACAGAACCTTAGATAATGGTACACAGGTTATTTCGGATGCCGAAGGCTTAGCCATTGTAAAAATGGTAGATGATATTTTTGATAGTATAATTAAGACGCTCAAGGATGCTAAACGAATACCGGGTAAACGATCGCCTTATAGAAAATTAACGCGTAACGTTAGTGTAAGATATAGAGTTATAGATAGTACTATATTAGCTACTTTTGTTGGCGCTAATAATGCTGATGTTTTCGATACTATTAAAGCCACAATACTTGCACCAGCCAAGCTAAAGATTAAGAATACATTATTATCTAAATTCTTGTCAGGGGATGAGTTAAAAAATACGCAAGAAAGGTTCCTTCAACTAGGCCACATCACGGCTGTATCGGACTTCAGGGTAGCAAAGCAGCTTAATGCGGTTAACGCTTTAGCTAATAATATGGACTCTGTTAGCAAAGTTGCGGCAGACACTCTAAGAACTTCTATTTCGTCTAAGTTCTCTCAATATGGGGGAACTTCTGTACGAAAAGAGTTTTTAGTTAAAATTGTTAAAACAACTTTCGAAGCTGAAGCAACTAACTTAACGGACTCTGACTATGAAGCTGCAAACGTTGAGTCGTTTAAAAAGGCATTAGAAGAGACGCTAAAGAAGCTAACTAAAGAAGACATGGGCATGCAAAAGGGCTCTGACTCTGTAGCAGAAGCCTCTATTAAACTTTTAATTAATTCCGCACTTAAAGCTTCCGGGCAAAAAACTACCATAGCCGTTAACAGAACCCCGGCCTCAAGTACAGTAGTAAGTAAGGTTCCTAAGAGACCAGCGCCTAAAGCTCCTACTTCCGGAGTTTTACAGCTTGGACCAATGAATCTACCAAAACAAGCTGCTCCTTCCGCAATTAATATGCAAAACCTTATTCCAATGCTTAACCAAAAGCTCCCAGAGCTGGTTAAACAGAACATGGGACAAGAGGGGCGACTACGTAACCGTACCGGCAGATTTGCAGAAAGCGTAGAGGTGTTATCGATTAGTGGCGACGGCATGAACATCGGCTTCACTTATCAAACAGACCCATACGCGGTGTTTGAAAACCAAGGAGCTAGAGACCCGCGCAGCCTTATTGACCTTTCGATCAGACAAGCTGCGGCTGGAATAATGCGTACTAGATTTAGTACAGGGAGAGTACGATGACACAACCTTATTCAAGCCGAAGAGGTTTAATTGTAGATGCTCTCGTAGCAAAGCTAAAGCTAATTAATGGAACTGGGTCTTACAGAACTAATCTTGGCAATAACGTACACCCACGTCTTTTATTTTGGGATGAAGTGAACGAATTCCCTGCAGTACATATTTCTGCAGGAAATGAACAACGTGAATACCTTCCAGGAGGCGTACAAAATAGATTTTTATCTGTGACAATCAGACTCTACGTAAAGGCGGAAGACACAGTCACAGAATTAGAAAAGCTCCTAAATGATATTGAGTTTGTTATTGAAGAAAACGGCAGGCTGGCTTATCAAGATCATTTAGGTGCCCAAACTACCCGAGATATACTTATAAATAGTATAGATACAGATGAAGGGGTTCTTAGCCCCTTAGGTGTAGGAGAGATTCTACTCCAAGTGCGCTATTAAAAACCACCTAGTACGAACAAACGTTCATTCTAAGGTGCTTTTCAAGATAGTAGGAGATATTTAAGAATGGCTAATAACATTTACTTCGGCAGAGATACCAGAGTATTTATGGTGCAAGGGGCTAACGTATGGGAAATTCCTGTACTAAACGGCTTCAGCTTTGCGCAGAACGCTAACACTTCCGAAGTTGCTCTAAACGAAATGAGCGACGCCGCCGGAACAAGTCGACGTGGGCGTACAATGTTCACCGACTCTCAGGCTCCAGCAGACTGGAGTTTTGACACATACATTCGCCCAACAATTGCCTCGACCCTGCATCGCTCGGTTGAAGAACCACTGTGGGCAAACTTCGTTGCCAATAATGCATATGCAGCAGGCGTCTGGCTTGCTACTACCGTTAACCCAGTATCTACAACTTCTCAGGATATTGTATTTACGCAATCGAACAAAACAGAACTAGGTAAGTTTGACCTTGTGTTTGTTGCTGGTGGTACACCAACAGCTACTGCGTTCAACACAGGTACCGGCTCTACGGCCGGAACTGCATACGGTGTTAAGATGTTCCGCGTATACGATGCTTCGATCAACGAAGTTTCGCTTAACTTCGACATTGACGGTATTGCTACACTTGGCTGGTCAGGTAACGGTGCTCGTCTTCGCGAGTATGGTCCATCCTTCTCGGTTGCATCCGCAATTCGTACAGGTATTGACCAAACAAACAACTTCATTCGTAACCGTCTAACTCAAGCAACTCTTATCAGAAAGGATGCTGCTGGTGCAACACTTAAGACTTACGGAATTACTCTAACAGGTGGTTCGATTACCATTAGTAATAACCTTACTTACCTAACTCCAGAACTAATTGGCAAGGTAAATATCCCACTAGGTCACATTACTGGTACGCGCACAGTCAGCGGTAACTTTACTTGCTACCTTGATTCGACAGCCCTAGGTAGTTCCGAGCTGTGGGAAGATCTATCTGAGGATATTACGGAGATCAGAAACTACTTTGATCTAACTTTCTACATCGGTGGTGCTTCTGGTACAGCTGACGTAGCTCGTGCACCAGGTGTATCCGTTAGCATCCCAAGAGCACACATTACTGTTCCATCAACTGATGCCGGTGATGTTATTTCTCTAAGTGTTGACTTCAATGCGCTACCTTCGGATATGGGCACAACAGACGAAATCGATCTAATCCGTTATATTGGGGTAGCGTAAATTTAGTCCTTGACTTTTAATGTGACACCCCGTATAATATAACTAAGAATTGGGGAGGTCAATTTGACCTCCCCTTTTTTAATGGAGCCCTATGACAACCTATAATTTAAGAAAGAATTGTAAAGTTTATATAGTGCAGGGTACCGCAAAGTACGAGCTGCCTGTATATCCTAATCTCAATTTTTCTCAAACATATGAAGAGCGCCCCGTTAAAACAAAGAATCTTCACGAAGATTATGCTATGTTTGAAGGCGCAGTAATTAATAAGGCAAACCCTGCCAACTTCGACTTCACCGTAATGTTAGGACGAGCACAGGACTTTAGAGTAATTTGCTCTTGGATGACTTTAGTCCAGCAATACGACATTTACATAGATACAGGCCTAAAAGTATTTAAGATTGCTGGCGCGGTAATCGAGCGCGGAACTTTTCAGTTTACGTTTCTTCCGACAGTTTCTTTAAGTGGTACAGGAACTAAACTATCTGAAGTAAGCGCGGTTCCAAGTGCTACTTCATTCGTTCCAGTTAACGATACAGCTATAACACACAGCCTTCGAGTAGTTCTTGGGGGGAGCACTTTAGAACGTCTCACCGCACTATCGGTAGACTTTGTGAATGAGATAACTTGGGTAGAATACGACACAATACATAAATCTTTATATGTTACCAACGCTTCAGATATGCAATATCCTGAAGACTTTGTCGTTTCTGGACGTAGTGTATACGGCACAATTCAACAGAATCTAACCGCGGCATCTAGCAGTGATGGTTGGAGCACTAACAGCTCCCTATTAATAGTATTAGGCGATTACTTCGGAATAAACTTACCTTCGATAGTCAGTACAGTAAATACTGCCGTTGGAGACGTGTTCACTCAAAGTATCACCTTTAGGTTGAATATGAACTCTATGTTCTTCTTCGTACCACAAACCTCCGCCACTCTTATTAGTTTCGACTTTGTATTGGATAGTTATGCTATTACAACAATAACACAAGATGTTGGCAATGTGTTCCTATTCTCTAACCCAGGGGTTAACGTAGCCCTAGACTTTACAGGAAATCAGTATGATTTACGATAATTTGTTAAGTGCTCCTGGTATGACTTATGCTCGTACTGCGGCAGGTACTGCCACAACAGCAGATGGACTAATAGAAACCTTCGCAGCTAACGTTCCTAGACGTAATACCCAAGGCCTTCTTGTAGAAGAAGCTCGTACGAACCTACTACTGCGCTCGCAAGAGTTTGATAATGCTTCTTGGGTCGCTCTTAATGTTAAGAACGTATCTGCAAACGCTGCAGTAGCTCCAGATGGTACGACTACAGCAGATATTATAACTGATAACTCGGCAGCGGCTTTTCATGGCGTATCACAGACCGTTACTGTGCCTAATGATAGTTTAACACGTACTTTTTCTATCTACGTGAAAAAGACAACTGGTGGTACTGCACCAACATTTGGAGTCAACCTATTCTATTTAGATGGGAGTACTACTGTCACAGGCTACGCTAGACTTAATACTGACACTGGCTCCTTTACCTCCTTGGGTACTGTAAGCGTAGTAAGTGTAGGGAACTACTGGAGACTAAAACTAAGTCTTGCCAACAACAGTACTGGTAACGTATCCCTAAAAGTTGACCTATATGCTGCGATTTCCGCATATGGTGGAGGAGACAACGATACTGTAACAGCCACAGGGTCTACAACTATCTGGGGAGCCCAAATCGAGACCGGGACTCTAGCGAGTTCTTATATTCCAACTACCACTGTTGCCGTAACTCGTTCTATGGACAGTTTAACCTTTGTTAAGGCACTGCAAAATTCTGTGGACTTTACGGTTAATGGAGAAGTTACTTTTCCCGCTGCCGCGGGAAATTACACTGTATTTCACGAACACGATGGTACTGCCAATAACGGGGTTTGCTTAACTAGAAACTCTAATGGGGTTGTGTACCCGCTAATTTATAAGGATGGTAGCTTAGTAGCTGCTTTCATGGGAGTAAGCAAGCCAGGGGCTGTGAGTGTAAAGTGGGCTATAACAAGAATTGCCGGAGTGTTCGCATTCTATGTTGATGGTGCCGCAATTGAGTCAATCTCAACTACACAGCTAACGAAATTCACTACTACTGCCTTCGGACGCAATTTTGTAGATTCAGACCTGTTAAATGGGTATATAAAATCCTACAACTTTAGTACGTATGGAGTGACCCCTACACAAGCTATTGCACTAACTCAGCCTGCTGGCGCAGTAACAAACACCACTGTACCAGGTTACGAGGCTTTAGTGCGTCCAAATCTAGTAGATATAGTAGACCCTACTAATGCTTTAGCATTCATGAATTCTGGAGTTGAGTTAGAATTTACATCTAACTACTATCGTAAAGGTATTAACGTCGCTTCGGCACCTTTATCTTTATCCGGCTTTACTTACACTAGAGCAGGCACTGCCACAGCACCTATGGCAAATGGGTCTTTACTCACCTTTGCTGCTAACGTACCCAGAATTACTGACAGAGGCATCCTGATTGAGGAAGCTCGTACAAACCTATTATTGCGATCGCAAGAATTCGACAACGCGTCTTGGACCGCGATAACCACAAAGAATGTTACCGCGAACTCCGCAGTAGCTCCGGATGGTACCCATACTGCGGATACGTTAACGGATAACTCTGCTGGCACTTATCAAGGTGCGGCTCAGACTGTTACTGTGCCCAACGATAGTTTAATGCGTACGGCATCTATTTATGTAAAGAAAACCACTGGGGGCACGGCGCCTACTTTTGGTATTAACATCGGATACACTGGAGGTACTCCAGTATCTGTAAGCCCAAGACTAAATACGGATACGGGAGCGATCACTTCTGTAGCTAATACTAAAGTAACTAGCGAGGGCGGCTACTGGCGTCTGTCAGTTAGCCTGGCTAATAATAATACCGGAAATACTTCTTTTAACTTCAGCGTCTATCCTGCTCCTGCACCTTATGGTTTAGGAAGTGACAGCGTAACATCTACGGGCTCGGCCATTATTTGGGGTGCTCAAATAGAGACTGGAGATTTCCTTACTTCATACATACCAACTACTACAGCATCCGTTACACGAGCTGCTGATATTGCTCTACTATCTGCTACATTCTCTGGAGCACGCTCTGTCTTTGTAGAGGCTGAATTCACTGAAGCAAGCAGCGCCATCAACTCAGGTAATCGAGTTCTCGCAGGTCTACGTGGCGGCGATGACATGATAGTTATCAGTAATAGATCTGGTGGTATTGGGGCGTATGTTGAGACTGCTCTTGCTGCGCAAGGCGCTCCAGAAGTCGCTGGAACTGTTTCAGTTAATACACCATTTAAAGCAGCCCTAAATGTGGGTACAAACGATATTCGTTTCGCTAAAAATGGCATACTCGGTGTTGCAGATGTTAGTGCAACCATTACCACAAGCACCGCGCTTGGAATAGGTTGCTACCCTACCGGCCTATATCAATTAAACGGCTTTGTACGTTCTATCGTAGCGGTGTCAGGCACTAGCAATAATAATCAACTTCAAGTACGATCTAATTATCCTAGTCCTCCTACTTTATCGGAAGCTTTACGTCCAGCAGAACTGGTCACCGCTCTTGATCGTGGTGCCCTATATGGTATTCCTGGCGATACCGGATTCAGAGATACTGGTGTTGAAATACTATTTCAAACACCTTACTATCGAAAAGGTTTACTATCCGGAACCTCTCCTAATGCTGTATCTCTATCCCACGTTCGCGCTGGAGTAGGTACTGCATCTAGTGTGGCGGGTGTTGTTTCGGCCTTTGCCGCAGATACTTTACGTCGTACTGACAATGGGGTCTTAATAGAGCAAGGCAGCACCAATCTACTAGTACGATCGGAAGAAATGGCGGATGCTGGATGGGTTAAAGCCGGCTCTACGATTACAGCAAATGCTGTCGCGGCACCAGATGGAACCACAACAGCTGATAAGCTAGTTGAAAGTGCTGGTGGCTCTGGGCACTATATAGCTTGCCCCCCAACTACAACCTCTGTGCAAACCTATACTCTATCCGTTTTTGCAAAGGCGGGTGAGCGCTCAAAGCTAATGCTTTATTCGTCATATGCTGATGGTAAGGGCTATGGTTTTGATCTAACTGGTGCAGGATCAACCTTCTCTATTTCAGGAGAGCCTGCACCAGCAAGATATAGCATCCAACAGTTTGCTAATGGTTGGTATCGTTGCAGTATTACTTTTACTGGGATTGTAACAACTGGCGGAGTAGGGTCTGTTTACTTAGTAAGTGGTACCTCCTATTCCTACTCTGGTGATGGTACTAGTGGCTTATACTTATGGGGCGGTCAATTAGAGGTTGGAGATTACCCAACTTCATATATCCCAACTACCTCGGCTGCCGTTACACGAGAGGCAGGCGTTACTAGCCTTCCTATACCTTTCTCTCCTGCAGCAGTGTTCTTCCAATGTAGTAGAGATGCTGTAATTGGCACTAATCGTCTATTTGAGCTGCATAATGGTTCAGACAATGAAAGGATGTTTGTTCAAACAATTGCAACTGGACAAGTGTATCCATCTGTTACAGTTGGAGGGGTTACACCAACACTACCGAACTCTGGCACGGGGTCTGTACTTACAGGAACCGTGTTCAAAGGAATTCTGCGTCGTAGTGCTTCTGGAACTTACCGCATGTTCCTAAATGGGGTGGCGATTGGAGCGGAATCCGCAGCTATCGGAACTCCAGCGGTTACGTCCGGAGTAATTGGTGGCCGTCGAACAGGCGGGTCAGAATTTCTTAATGGAAGGTTCCAAAAGTTAGTACTATTCCAGACTGCACCGTCTGATGCTCAGTGCATCGCAATGACAACCTAAACTACTGCAGTATACTGCAGAATACAGCCGCTTTAAGATTTATAATCTGAAGCTTTAACAATACTTTAAGGAGTTACAATGAGTTTACTAAAAGGCCTTATGGTCGACACAAAATCAGCTTGGGTAGAATATCCAGGTCTACGCGGTTTCGAAATCGAGATTGCAAACATCCCACGTGCACAACTAATTAAGCTGCGCAAAGCTTGCACGATTAGCAAGTTCGACCGTAAGACGAAGCAGCCAGTAGAGAGCTTAGACGAAGAAAAATACGTCAGCGAGTTCACTAAAGCTGCAATCAAGGGATGGAAAGGACTAACACTAGGCAAGCTAGAACAACTAGTTCTTATCGACATTGGAAACAAGTCGCCAGATACAGATGTTCCATTCACAATGGAAGACGCTGAATTGCTGGTAGCTAACTCTGGCGACTTCGATAGCTGGCTAACAGACGCAGTGTTTGACCTGGAGAACTTTCGTACAGAGCCAACTGGAGGAGCTGTGGACAAGGCTGGAAAGGTGGCAAGCTAACAGCGAAGGCAAGATGACTAGAGAGGCGTATTTCACCATGTGTGAGCAGCTTGAAAAAGAGCCTGACCCAGATGAAATACCGCCTGATCTAGAAGACTTCCCAGAAGAAGTTCAACAGGCTATAATTACTTTCGGAAAGCTTGGTGATAGGATCGTTGCCGATATCGGATATTTAGGGAAGGACTATACGTCTCTTCCGCTTCATATGGACTTATTAAATTTAGATAACCGCAGTATATTTGTTGAAACAATACTCAGACTCGATGAGCGACTAATAACTAAGTCGGCCGAGAGTATGAAAAGAGAAAGGGATAAATTAAAGCGTAAGTAATACGCAAGGCAGGGCGTGCTCTGGTAGAGAAGAATATGTTAAAGGGCCTTATTGAAGTAGCAGTTAAAGCAGTTGGCGCTGGAAAGGCCAAGGGCGATCTTGATGCTATGGGTAAAAGCGCTCAGAACGTTGGGAAAGCGCACCACACTGCACGCGATGCAGCTGAAGCACATTATGCTGTTCAAGCGAAGGGTGTAATCGGTACTGCCAACTCAACAAAAAGTTTCTCTAAAATGGCTCGTACTATGGGTGAGGGTGGCGGCATCGTAGGTGCTTACGCCACCCTAGCCGCTAACGTATTCGCCGTCACCGCGGCATTTAACGCACTCAAGGGTGCTGCGCAGGTTGAACAAATCACGCGCGGTCTTGAGGTTCTAGGTAACCGTAGTGGTCAAACGCTAGGTATTGTCGCCACACAACTAAGAGACATCACCGCCGGAGCTATTAGCACAGAACAAGCATTACGCTCTACAGCGCAAATTACTTCTGCCGGATTCAAAAGCGATGCCGTACTGAGAATTGGTAAGCTAGCATCTGATGTGTCTCTGGCTCTAGGCCGAGACATGACTGATTCTATGGACCGTCTGACTCGTGGTATCATCAAGCTTGAACCTGAACTTCTGGACGAACTTGGTCTAATGACACGTCTCGGTGAAGCTAGCTCGGCGTATGCTTTGCAGCTTGGTAAGCCCGTTTCGTC